CTCTTCTGGTGAAAGCGACCTCATGGCTTCTCTTTAGCCACTCTCTCCGCGGCGCGCCCTTCTTTTCGCGGCTTCCCGTCGACCCAAACGGCGCCGCATGCGAGGCAGTGGACAGGCGTCGGGCAAGGTGGCGCCGCAGGGAGGTAGAGGTGGCACTGGCAGGTCACGCGACCACCGGAAGGCTCTTCTTGCCCCTCGTCTCGTCGCTTTGAAACAGCATCCCCTCGGCACCGCGGAGCGCCTCGCGGCCCTGCATCGTCATCGTGTCCTGATAGAGCAGATAGCGGTGCTTGTGGGCCTCGCTTCCGAGGGCAGCGTGGACGCGGCGATAGACGTCGGTCGCGTAGTCGGTCCAGCGGGACACGCGCGTCGGGCCATGAAACAAGGCCCGGACGCGCTCCCTCGCCGCCGTGCCGGACTCGTAGCCAGCGGCCACGGCCTCCCAGTTGTTCCGATCGCTGAAAGCCTCGCCCCACACCGTCTCGCAGCGCTCCGGCCGGATGGCCTCGACAAGCCGCTCCACGCCGTCACCGTCGAGCGCGTCGGGGAAGATGGGGCAGAGCATGCCATACGTGGGGACGCCGGCATCCTGCAAGGCGTGGAGTTTGATCGCGAAGGAAGGCGCGTCGCTTATTGGATGTTCACCGATCACCCCGGCGATCTGTTGACGGCATCAACTACGTCGGCGCGCGTGCCCGCTGAAGAAGTCGCGCACGTATTCCGCGGCGACCGTCCGGGCCAAGTCCGCGGTGTGCCGTGGGGCGCTGCGTGCATCCTGACGCTACGCGATCTTGACGACTACGAAGACGCCTATCTGCTGCGGCAGAAGTTGGCTAACTGTCAGGTCGGCGTGATCTTCGACAGCGAAGCCAGCGGCGCCAATGCCGACGCCATCGCGCTCGGAACCCCGCTGGCAGAATCCATGGAGCCGGGCCGGTTTGAGTTCCTTCCGCCGGGCAAAGACATTCGATTCAACACCCCGCCGAATGCTGGCGACTACGGTCCTTTCGTCCGCGCCGCATTGCTCCGCGTGGCGGCCGCGTATGGCGTCACGTTCCAGGCTCTCACGGGCGACCTGTCATCGGTCAATTTCTCATCCGGCCGCATGGGTTGGATTGAGTTCGGCCGCAACATCGATGCATGGCGCTGGCAAATGCTGGTCCCGCAAGGTCTGGACGTCATCGCCGGATGGTTCGCTGATTCAATGCAAGTCGCAACCGGCATCCGTGCCGAAAACATCAGCGTGCGATGGGACCCGCCGCGCCGCGAAATGATCCAGCCGAAGGAAGACGCTAACGCGCTGAGCGTACTTGTGCGCAATGGGTTCATGTCATGGCCGCAGGCGCTGCGCGAGCTTGGCGAAGACCCCGACGCGCAACTTGATGAAATCGCCGATTGGCAGAAGCGCATCGACAAGCTCGGCGTGCGCCTTGACTGCGACCCGCGCACCGATAACCCGCCAGCGCCAGAAGCGCCGGCAGACAATGGAGACATGAATAATGACGACCCGCCAGCGGGTTGACGGCCCGCCGCTGCATCGCGCGGCTAGCGTCGACAGTTTCGACGATGAGGCGCGCACCGTCCGTCTGTCGTTTTCCAGCGAAGAACCATGTCTGCGCGCGTCCTTTTGGGATGAGCCGTGGGTCGAGGTGCTTGGGCACAACGATGACGAAGTGGATATGTCGCGCCTTGCGTCCGGCACAGCTCCGGTTCTGTTCGGCCACAACGCATTCGACCGCGAGGCGCATGTGGGCGTCGTGGACAAGGCGTGGCTGAAGGATGGCCGCGGCTATGCCGATATCCGAATCAGCAAGCGAGCCGGCGCCGATGGCGTGTGGCAGGACATCAAGGACGGAATCCTCAAGTCCGTATCTGTCGGCTACAAGATCAATGAGCGAACGCTCACAAAAGCAAATGAAGGCAGCGCCAACGAATACCGCGTAACCCGGTGGCTGCCCATGGAAGTCTCGCTGGTCCCCGTGCCAGCAGATGCAACGGTAGGAGTCGGACGAAGTTCCGACCCGCTGCCACGATTCACCGTAACCGCAGCACCCGAAGGCCCGCACTCCGCGGGCCTTCTGCATTCAAGGACCAACGAAATGACCGATCAGACTGCACCGGCCGCTCCGGCCGTCACGGAACCGGCTGCATCTGCGCCGGTCGACAACACCCGCGCTGTCGCAGATGCGACCATCGCGGCATCTCAGCGGGCCGTCGAAATTTTGGGCATCGCCACCAAGGCGGGCCTGGATCAGGCGTTTGCCTCCGAACACATCGCTGCCAATTCGCCCATTGACAAGGTGCGCGCCGCTGCACTGGACGCGATGGCCGAACGGGCGTCGAAGGTCCAGCACAATCCGAGCATCCAGACCGGCGCCGATCAGATCGACAAGACCCGCGCCGCTGCCGAATCCTGGCTGCTGCATCGCTCTGGCGAAAAGGTCGAGAGCGCCGCGCTCAACGGGAACGAGTTCCGTGGCATGTCGCTCGTCGAGCTGGCGCGCAAGTGCGTCGCGCTCGACGGAGGCAGCACGCGCGGCATGACCAATAGCGAGGCGGCTGCTTACGCCATGCGCGCCGGGGGCCACCTGAGCACCAGCACGTTCCCGATCCTGCTCCAGAACACGATGCACAAGGCGCTTGAGGCGGCATATACCAACGTGCCGGACGTGTGGCGCGAGTTCTGCGCGGTCGGCAACCTGTCCGACTTCCGCCCGCACTACCGCTATCGCGCCGGCTCGTTCGGCAACCTGTCCACCGTGACCGAGAACAACGAGTTCACGCACGGGACGCTGGTTGACGGCGAGCGCGAGAGCATCACCGCCGGCACCAAGGGCAAGTTGCTGACGATCACCCGTCAGATGATCGTGAACGACGACCTGGGCGTCTTCATGAACCTCGTTCGCGCTATGGGCCGTGGCGCCGCTCGCACGGTCGAGGTCGACGTGTTCGCGCTGCTTGCGTCCAATCCGACCATGGGCGACACGGGCGCGCTGTTCAATAGCACGGCCGTGACCACCGCAGGCGGTCACGCGAACATCACCAGCTACGGTGCGCCCGCGGTTGCGATCTTCGACACCGTGCGTCAGGCGATGGCGACTCAGTTGGACGTCGGGCAAAACGACTACATCAGCGTCCGCCCGTCGGTCTGGATCGGCCCGGTTGCGCTCGGCGGCGTCGCTCGCGTCACCAACGAGGCGCAGTACGACATCGACCAGAGCAACAAGACGTTCTATCCGAACAAGTCGCGCGGCCTGTTCGACAAGATCGTCGACACGCCGCGCCTGACTGGCTCGGTCTGGTACGCCTTCGCCAATCCGTCTGAAGAGCCGGTGATAGAGGTCGGTTTCTTGAACGGCCAGCAGACCCCGTACACCGAGATGCAGACCGGCTTCGAGGTCGACGGCGTGACGTGGAAGGTGCGGCTCGACTACGGCGTGGCCGCGGTTGGCTGGCGCGGTGCTCACAAGGTCGTCTAACCCACTTAGCAATCAATGACAAAAGGCCCGCCAAGTGCGGGCCTTTCGCATTTCAGGAGTAAGGAATCATGGCAGTTCAGTTTTTGCAAGTCGGCGACACGATCAACTACAGCAACGCGGGTTCCGCCATCTCGGCGGGCGCCGTTGTCATCATGGGCCATACCATCGGCATCGCGCTGGTGGACATTGCGGCCACCACTGGAACCGGCGCCGTTGCGGTCGAAGGTGTTTTTTCGGGCGTGCCGAAAGTCACCGCGGCCGTATTCGTGCAGGGTGAGAAGCTCATCTGGGACGTGTCCGCTGGCAAGTTCGACGACAGCGCGGCGACCCCGGCAACGGGCGACGTGACCGGCGGCGCAGTTGCCTGGGTCGCGGGCGCCAATCTGGAAACCACCTGCACCATTAAGCTGACCGCTGGCAACGCGACGCTGACCTAATGGCTGACCCGTTCGACACTGCCGACACGGCCATCTTCGGTCGCTCACCGGCAGCATCGGCAACCGTCACCAACGGCGCGACGACTTACACCCGTCGCGCCTTGCTGTCTCGCGATGTTGAGTACGCAGACCTGACGAGCCAAACGTCAATGCGCGTCGATACGGTCCAGTTTCCGAGATGCGGTGGACTGCGCCCGAAGGTTTCGACGATCACGATCGCCGGCACTGTCTACACGCTTGAGCAGCGATTGGCCGATGACGGCTACTGCGAAACGTGGAGGGTCAAGGCATGAGCGGCGGCTCGATTGCAGAACGTCAGCAGGCGCTTCTAGTCGCTCGGTTGCAGGCCATCCGTGTTTGTAATGGATACCTGTGCGACATGGGCGCGCGCGTGTTTGAGGAGCGCGCGCACTTCGACGAGGCTGATGTGTTTCCGTTGCTGAATGTGCAGATGACGGGTGAGGCGGGAAACGAAGAGTACGGCCGCGAAAAAGTCACCATCAAACGGTCGTTCCGCGTCGAGATTTACACCGACGACGCCTATCGCGCGATTGCTCTGTTACAGGACGTGAAGCGCGCAGTGATGGACTTCAAGAGTCTCGGCAAGTTCACCGACGAGGATGGCCCGCTCGGCGTTTTGGCCTACGGCGGCACGGAGCAAATCACAATCGAAAGCGATGGAAGGTCTATTTCTGGCCTGTCCGCGCTTTTCACAATCAGCGGCCCCGAGACATGGGGTGAACCAAGGACATCTTCATGAAGACCTTCAAGTTTTCCAAGGAAGTCGTGAACGCCGGCAAGCCGTACAAGCCCAACGATGTTGACGAACTGAGCGACGAACACGCCGATAAATTGCAGCGGCTTGGATTCGGCGCAGTGGTCGAAACCAAGCGCAAGTAACCAGCAAGCAACCCCACCAGAAACCCGGCCTAGCGCCGGGTTTCGTCGTTTCAGGAGGCAGGAAACATGGCCGTTTCGGTCTACACCAAGAGCAATGAGTATTCCGTTCCGCGCGGCCTTGTGGGCTTCCAGGAGCGGCTGAGTGATGGCGTATATGACGGCATCGAGTGGTTCGGCGACGTGTCGGCGCAGACGGTCTCGGTCGAGACTGAAAATCTGACCCACGAGAGCCACGAGGGCGGCATCGGCCAGCGCGATCTGGACACGCCGATTCGCATCACGCGATCCGGCGGGCTGACGGTCGACAACTGCAACGCGGCCAACGTCGCCAGGTTCTTCGGCGCATCGGTCAGCACTCACACGCAGGCATCCACGCCAATCGTCAACGAGCTGATTCGGCACATCAAGCCGGGTCGGTCGTGGGTGCTCGGGAACACGTCTGGCGGCCTGCGCGTGCGCTCGGTGTCTTCGGTTGCCGTCGACTTCAAGGCGACGGCGCGTGCGAACACCACGGCGTACACGGTCGGTCAGATTTACGTGCCGGCCACGCCGAACAACCACGCTTACATCTGCACCATTGCAGGCACGTCTGCCGGGTCGCCGCCGAGCTTCACGACCGATGGCACGACGTTCGCCGACGACACCGCGACATTCAAGGACATCGGCGTCATCAACAGCCTGACGGCTGGCACCGACTACATCCTTGACGCGACGCGCGCACTGATGTCGGTCGAGATCACCGGAAAGCTCGCGACGGTCTACGCGAACGCAGTCACCGCGGTGGGCGCTGGCAATTTCGAGTTGCAGGTGGAAGTCGACTACACGCCGGCCGCGACCACTTGGACCAAGATCGAAACCGGGGCCGTTTCCAGCAAGCGCGGCAAGTTGTGGATCGAGCAGGACAACCCGTTCGGCGCGAATCAGCAGCTCGTGATCCCCGATTGCACACTGGCTCCGGGTGGCGAGTTGTCTTTCATCGCGTCCGATGATGCGGTGTCTACGATGGAATTCACCGTCGGCATCAACATCCTGAACAGCACGACGCCGGCAATTCGCGTCGATCGCTTCGCGGCCTGATCTTATGACCACCGAAACCGGAAAGGCGCCCACTCGGGCGCCGCTGTCGTTGGCTGAACTGCGCGCAGTGTCCGCGATTATCTCGCCGGCTCAGGCCGGCGGGCTGTCGCCCGTGTTCGCACTGGTCCCGCTGTACGCGATCCGCTCGGCGCAGCCTGAAATCGCGGTGTGGGCAATGCCTGCGGTCGCTGCCGTTTCGGCCATGCTCGAAATGCTGCCTGAAATCCTCACGGTGGAAATGCAGCAGGCATGCGGACAGGCGTCGGTTGACATCGGCGAGCAACTGAGTCCGCAGGCTATGCGCGACAAGTTGGTGAGTCGTATGCGGTTGGTCGCTTAAATGCCTATCACTATTCAATCGCCGGATATTTCTGCGCTTGTGCGCAGGCTCGGCGCCGTGAGTAGTGATGCACCAAAGGCTTTCAAGCAGGCTCTATCGTCGATCTCTCGCGCGGCCAAAACGGAAACTAAGCGCGCGGCGGCGGCTGAGTACAACGTAAAGCAGTCGCGCATAGAGCAGGATATCCGCATCGACACGCGGAGCGCCGATGCCATAGTGGTTACTGGCCGTAGGCGATCAATCACGTTCAACTCGTATGGATTCAAGCCAACTCGGGCCGGGCTGCGCGGGTCGCTTTTCAAGAAAGGCAAGAAGCACACGTTTAAAAGCGGATTCGTGGCGCCGGGACTTGCTGGCGCAGAAAACGGATTTCACAGCGTCCCATTCTGGCGCGTTGGTCCGAAAAGGAAAATGCGAAAGGGTCGCTATGTTGGAAAGTTGCGCCAGCCGCTTGAATCGCTGCATGGTCCATCCGTAGCCGACATGCTGAAGAACGACAGGGTTTTCACGCCGCTGCATGCGCGGCTAATTCTGCGGGCAACAAACGAACTAGAGCGCAGAATAACAAGGGAATTGGCGCGCCGTGGCTAAGCAAGACGTCGAGCTAAAATTCTCGCTGATCGACGGCGTTAGCCGGAGTCTTGCCGCAATTCAGCAGGGCGTTAGCGGACTTGGCGCATCGCTGGTCAAGATCAATGCCGCGGCAGAACTGACGGGAAAGGCGTTTGGCGCTATTGGCGACGTAGCCGGCGCATTCGGCGATGCAGTTGTCGGCGCTGCGTCTGTTGAGGATGCGCTGACGCGTGTCAATTCGATAACCAATGCGACTGTCGAAGAACAAAAGGCGCTGCAAGACGCAGTGCGCGGCGCTGTTGAAGGCACGCGATTCAGCGCAGAGGAAGCGGCCGGCGCGCTGGTATTGCTCGCCGAGGATGGATTCAGCGCCAAGGAAGCGGTTGACCAGCTCGGCAGCGTGCTGCAATTCGCACAGGCCAATGCACAATCGGCGGCGGCGGCTACGGGCGCGCTCGGCGCCGTGCTGGATACGTTCGGCGAAAAGCCGGCGGTCATCGGCGCGCTTGCTGACACGCTGACTGCCGTGGCGCGTGGCGCCGGAACCAGCACGAAGGCGCTACAAGAGGGGCTGGCCGGCGTTGGTAACGCTGCCGATCAAGCCGGCATCTCGCTAAACGACACAATCGGCTATTTGGGGTTGTTGGCATCGCGCGGCATTGAAGGCGGCGCGGCGGTCGGCAATTTCAACAAGATAATCAGGGAAATCGAAGACCCGGCGAGCAAGGCTGGGCAGGCGCTGGCAACACTGGGTCTGCAAGGCGCCGACTTCGCGACTGTTTTGAACCGGCTTGGCAAGGATTCAACGGCGGCCGAAACGGTTCTATCTGCGCTTGGTCGCAAACCGCGCGAAGCCCTGCGTGTGCTGCTGACCGAGGGCGGCGGCGACCTCGGCAAGTTCGCCGGAATCATCAAGCAAGCCACGGGCGCGACCAAGGATGCATCGGACGCTCTCAACAATACGTTTGCGGGCGCGCTGGCGCGGATTTCTAACCAGCTTGAGCAGACGCGCAACGATCTGCTGACGCCAATCCTGGCGCCGCTCGCAACAGAGTTTCAGGCATTTTCTGCCCAGCTATCGGACTTCGCAAAGACAGAACAGTTCGCGCTGATCGTCGAGCAATTCCGCCTGTTCGCCACATCCGCCATTCAGTACGTCGGCGAGGCGGTTCGCTCATTCGATTTCGCGAAGGCCGTCGAGGCGGTTCAGGCGTTTGCGTCCAACACTGCCGAGCTATTCACTAGCGTAGAGCAGTCGCTTTCGATTGTTGCGGGCGCGGTAAACGATACCGCTCGCATCATCCGCGACTCGTACCAGAGCCTTGCTGATTTCGCCGGAAAAGTTCAGGCGCTCTATACCGATTTCGTTGACGGAACCACGAATGCGCTGAACGTCGCTGGCGATGGCGTCAAGGCGCTCGGCGAAGAAACGGACCGCGCCGGGGTCAAGATCGAGCGCGCAGGCAAGGGGCTGAAGAACACAGCCGACTTTGCGGCTAAGCTGGCAAAAGAAACAGAGCAGGCCGGCAAGTCTGCGGTCAAGGCCGGCGCTGGCCTTGATGTTATGGCGCAGGCCGCCGCTGACGCTGCGTTCAATTCCGATTCCGTCATCACCCCAGCGAAGGAACTATACGGGGTGCTCGGCGGCATTCCGGCGCCGGCCGACAAGACGGCGGTCGCGCTAGATTCCGTCAGCGGTGCCAGCAGCGTAGCCGCGCAGTCCCTGAATCAGCTTGAGGGCAGACTTAAAACAGTCCGCGAGGCGCTAGCCAATGCGCCGCAGGGGTCGCCAGCATTCATCAAGCTAGCTCAAGACGCTGCGACGCTTGAGGAGCAAATCAAGCTAGCCAAGGAAGCGATTGACGCCGCGTCAGGCTCAAATGAGAACCTTGCGGATAGCGCCAACAAGGCCGCCGAAGCCTTGCGCCGGCTGCGTCAGGAGCAGGAAGGTAACACAGAGGCGGGCGGGAATCTTCAGCAGCAGAACGAAGATACCGCGGATTCGTTCGGCAACATCGCCAACCAATCGTCATCCGTAGCGATCAGCATCGGCACGCTTACCGAAGAATTTGTCCGCAACGCGCTAGCCGCGGCAGGCAACGCAAAGTCGGTGCGCGACTACCTGCGCACGCTAAACGACTTCTTTGCGCAGGGGCAGGACGAAGAAAACCAGCTGCGCGCGATGATCGAAATCCGCGAGCGCCAGAACGCGCAACTGAGCGAAGAAGACCGCATCCGGCGGCGGATCAAGGACCAATACGGCGAATCTTCAACGCTCGTCGAGAAGTTGGTTCAGATCGAACTGAAACTCGCCGAAGCGCGCAAAAAGACCAACGACGAATCACAGCGCGGTTTCGAGATTGAGCAGCGTCGCGCAGGATTGGCTGGCGGCATCGGCACTCAGGGCGGGCCGCAAACGGCAGCGCCGGCAACGTCTGCGGGCCGCGGCAGCTTTGCCGGAGCGCCGCGCGATAACTCCGCGATCAACATCACGATCAATCAGAACGGCGCCACGCCGGAAACCATCCGCGATCTTGCGCCGCTAATTGAGCGCGAGCTAGGCAGACTCGGAGCATTGCGCCGGTGAGATACCTGACGAACGATACGAATTTGGTAGCCGACGCCACGCTGACGGCTACCAATGTTGTCGCCTCGCAGGCTTTCGAGCTGACTTCGCGCGACGCTGAGGGCGGTGGGATTGTATCGCTCACGGGCGCATTCACCGGCTCTGACGATGCCGTTTTCGATATCGAAGTGACTTCGACAACGATCAACGGTGCGCCGCAGATTTCCGCGCCCGTGTTTGCTGGCGTAGGTAACGGCACCATCTCAGGCATTGGCGCGACGTCTGCACTCGCTGCGCAGGAATTTACCGTCACTGTCACCGACACGGGCACCGAAACGCGCGCAGCCTGGGCTCCGTTTCAGTCGGTGAACCTTGAGGCACAGACGGTCGGCACTGCTGGTAATGACTACACCGTCAGAATCTCGCAGGCAGGTTTGACGGCGACCGCTACCGATTACGCCGTGACCGTTGAAATGGGCCGCGATGGCTCCGAGTTTATCGGCGAAGAGTTCAATTTCGGCGCCGTGACGCTTGAGCCGGAAGGCACTGTGCCGACCACTGCGCCGCGCATTCGATTTGGCGACGATGTAGCGATTTACCGGCACTGGCGCTCCTATCGTGACGGTCGTTACCGCTATCACCTGTCGCCGGCACTGCGCCGCGATGTGCCTGTCGGGACCCGTGTGTATGCCATCACCGGCGGGCGCGAGGTCACGGTTTACGATGGCGCCACGCTGACCGATACGCATCCAAATATCACCACGCTTTACTCGCTGCTGACGGACATCGAAACCAATTCGACGCTGCTGAATGTTGACGGCGTTATCGCCAATGACCGCCGGCCGGGCGGCATGGCTTGCGATGACCTGAGCGTTTACACCGCGAGCTACGTCAACGGCAGCACGCGCGATGGGACCACCTACATCCGGCGCGCGGTGGTTGATCTCACCGTCTCCGCGACGGCGCCAACCGAGCTGCTGCGCATCGAATGCACGGGCGCCCCGATTCCGGGCGCTGAAATCTGGAGTGTCACCGGTTCGGTGAGCGACGCGCTGGGCACCGTGACCACGGGCGAAGCATTCGATGCCGGGGACTACGGATTCACCATCCCGGTTGAGCTTGCCCCGTCCACCGCGCCCGAAGGCGAATTCGCGGCATACCTGGAACTGCTGACGCGCGACGCCGGCACAACGGTCCCGTCGCTGTGCCCGAAAAACCCACGGCTGGGCTCCGAAGCCAAGTCGGCTACCTACGTGTTCGAGTGGCGCCCGCGTCCGGCCGCCGCTTGCGATTGCTCCACGATCCCCGTTTCTGGCGGGCCGAATGACGATTTTCTTGGCATCAGCACTGGAGGTGCGGCTGTGGCAACACTGCCCGCTGCAATCAAAACGCTATACGACCAGATCGAGGATTGGCGGCTCGCGTCCCACCATCTGAACTGTTACTTCACCGTCACCGACGACGACACCTACATCACGTCGTTGTTGTCCGGCCTGCGCGAATTGATGCAGGGCTCTGCCACGCAGCCGACCGACCTTTACGGCGGATTCGTCACCGCTCTTTTCCAGCGCGTTTCTGCGATTGCCAAGTTTGAGCAGGCCGATATCGCAGCGGTTGAGCTGGTGGCCAATACCTTTCAGCAGCACCTGTCCGCCATCTACACCGAAATGGGCGGATCGGGTGCGCTGGATTCTGCGGTGGAGTTGGAGTTTCAGACCCAGTGGGACGCCATCGTAGACAAGCTGTCCCCACTGATGATCGCCACCAACACCGGCGCGCCGACGTGGAAGACGCAGGTATTCAGCACGCTGCAACTGCCCAACGACGGCGGCAACCCGGCGGCTGAGGTCGAGTCGATCATGATGCGCGCCATCGCGGGCGCCCGGAATCTGACCAGCGACCTGGGGCCGCTGACTCGTTTGATCCAAGCGAGCATCGGCAAGGTCTATATCGCCGGGAATCTGCTGCGCCCTTTTGAGTCAGCCACGCGGCAAGGGAATGCCGTGTGGCAGGATCATGGTGGGGACTTTTGGTTTGTATCCCAGGACGGATACCTGCCAATCCAGCCGGGTTATGGGTATCACTCAGCCCGGATGCAGATCGACGCAGAAACCGGCGAAGAAGTGCCGACGTCGACGCGTGAATACTATTTCGGGCCGGCGATCGGATGCGTGGAGAATCTTGTCGTTGGCGACAAGCTGATCGTGAAAACCACGCCCTACGCCAACGGACGCAGCACCTACCAGCAGGGCGACTACATCGAATGGGAGATCGTCCGCGCTGATCCTGTTGCGCTCGGTGGCGGGCAGACGGGCAACGACACGATCACGTTTAGCGTGCGCGGTTCCGACGTTGGCGCGCTCGCTCCGTATTCGCTCTATACGCCGACGCCGACCAGCTACAGCGACGGCGGGCTGAGTTTTACCGTCACGCCGGGTGGGATCGACTTCGCTACGGGCGATCGCTGGACATTCTCCGCAGAGGGCGGCGAGTTCCGCTGGCGCGTGGATTCCGGTTCGTGGACTACCGCCGACATTGCCGCGACGGTAGCACTCACGGCGGGCGTGTCCGCATCGTTTGCAGTAGGCGAAACGCCGTCGTTTGAAGTCGGCGACACGTACCAACTTACCGCGCTTGCCGTCAATGGCGCTGGCCAGATCCGCACGCCTGACGATGGCGCGATGGCGTGGTCAACAAGTCAGGCACTGACGATCACGCCGAGTCCGAGCACTGCCGTTGCATGCCTGCTGATCGCGCACCACACGATTGCGAGCACGGCAACGATCACGCTTGCTGGCAGTAACGACAACTTCGCGACCACGCCATTCTCTGCGACCGTTCCGTGGTCAAAGGGCACGATCGGCTACCTGCTGCCGACTGCTGCGACGTACGCCAAGTGGCGCGTGTCGATCAGCGAGGCTGGCTCGATTGGATGGGTCTACCTCGGGTCAGGTGCTCAACTGACACTGCCCGGCGGCAAGGTGGAAAACGGCGATTGGCGCCAGCGCATCTATCCGCAAACCGCGGCGCGCTCGCGTGCGATTGCTGGTGACATTGTGCATTCGGCGGTGACTCAAGCCAGCTTCGACGCGCTGCTGACGAATTTCGAGTCCGCGCTGACTGACGATGATGGGCGCATCGGCATCGTTTCGGCGGCTGGCGATGGCGCGTTTGTGAGACTTGACGGCGACGTGCTGCAACTTACTGACGCGCGGCTGTTTCAGTCGGCGGCGGCCGATCGGTTGTTGTCGCTGACGATTCCGGTTGCAGTGGTATAGAATTGACGCACCAGATCACGGGCATGCCGATGATTCCTGAATTGCGCGTCAGAAACCCACGTTTCGGCACCGAGCAGCAAGTGGAGCGCGTCTACGCATGCGTTGCGACAACGAATGAATCGGTGTCGGTCTACTGCGGCCAGGTCGAAACAACCGGCGGCGGCGAATGGTGGCGCAGGCTATTTGCGAGTCTCGATTACCATATCGTGAGAGACAAGTTCCGCAAGCGCCCCATTAGCCGAAAGTCGCGGCGCAAGATGGCGAGAAAGTGGCATAGCTAGTCACTAAGCAACAAATGCACCGAAGGGCCGCCATGAGCGGCCCTTTTTCGTTGGGCTAAATGAGCCCGCAAACACTCCACCAAGGCCCGCCATCGCGCGGGCCTTTTGCATTTCTGAGGAACGAAAATGGCAAACATTCGCCCCGCGCTGGCCTTGCGCAATGCTCTCGCAGATACGGTGAATACGGCGCTGAATGCCGGGTCTGGCGCTGCAACAATCGAAATCTACTCGGGCACGATCCCGACCAATGCGGACACGGCAATCGGCGCGCAGGTGCTGCTGGCCGTGCTGACCTGCACCGATCCGGCGGCGCCGTCTGCAAGTTCCAGCGTGCTGACGTTCAGCACGATCACGGGCGATTCCAGCGCGAACGCAACCGGCACCGCGACCTGGGCGCGCGTCAAGGATTCGACCGGCGCGACTGTTTTTGATTGCTCTGTGACGGCGACCGGCGGCGGTGGCGTTATCACCCTCAACACCACGTCTATCGTTTCCGGCTCGCCGGTTTCGATCACGTCTGGCACGCTGACCGTCCCGACGAGCTAAGGGCTCCAAGTGACGACTTGGAATCCAGCCGACGCTAACCCAGGATCATGGGCGTTTAGCGGCGGCGATCTGGTCGCCACCGTCGCGTCTGGCGGTTCGTGGCTGTCCGTTCGCGCCACTGACCCGGTCGATGCGGCGACGGCTGATCATTATTTTGAAGTAGACATCACGACGTTTGCGGCCTATGCGATGGTGGGCATCTGCTCATCGT